CTTTCAATTCTTTTTTCTAATTTACCAACATCTCTCATTGTAAAACGCTTATTATCAATGTATCTTGTTTCAATATCTGTAAGAGAAAATGTGTATGCAGGAATCCCCAATGTGTAGAGTGTCATTGAATCTTCTGCATCTGGTGGAGCGACAGGATCAGTTGCTGCAATTCCTTTAATAACTTCAAACTCTCTATCTCTTGTAAGAGTAAGTTTATCTATTCTTGGAACATAGTAAGAATAATCCAAAACTGCTGTCGTATCTGAATCTGGAAGAAGAATAGAAGAGTTTGCTACAGCATCAGTATTGTTAGCGAGATGAAATGTGGTTGCAGTAGTTCCATCGTGAGTGTCTTCTTGAACAAAGGGGCGAAAATCTAAAACATCTGTAAGTCTATATTCTTGACCAGTAGATGGACTTGTGTATTTTGGAATATCACCATAAGTAAATATTTTAGAGTTTGCATTAAATCTTGAATTATCACTATTTCTTCCATTAACATTTGCACCAACTTGCCCCATGTAAGAATTAACTGTAAAAAATCCAGAGCCAGAATGTGTAAATCTATCAAACACTATAGCAATTTTACCATCTGGTGGTCTTTTTCCTGGCCTTAGTTGAATTGATGCATGACCATAAAGATTATCAGTTTGACCTGTATTTAAAGAGTATGAAGATGTAATGTTGTTTGCAGAAGTTATCATCATGGCATTCGATACATCAACCGATAAAGAACCTGAGTCAACAACTCTAATTAAATTAAATACATCAGTAACAGGAAGTTCAAGTGGAACTCCTGTAATTCTTGATGGTGTGTCTTCAAAATACTGTCCTTTTGGTGACCAAGTATGAATATTATTTGCACCAGAAGTGTTTGAAAAATTGTAAGCTGTATTAACAATTCCAGCAACTATGGCTTTAGTTTTACCAGAACCAGTTAATGCATTCTTTTTTGCTGTATATGCGACTGAAATTTTAATAGCTGAGGATGTATTACAATCAATAACTGCTGAGGTAGATGCTACATTTATAGTTCTACTAATTCCATCTGTATTACTAAAACTAAGATATTGACCATCAGTAACAGGAACATACCCGATAGAGTTAGCAGCATCACTTTGTTTATCAGTTACGACAACTATAAAATTTTCTTCAGCGTTGGCTGCAGATATTGGTGTTCCAAGGTCAGTAAAAGTATCAGTTCCACTCAAAGAAAATGTTACTACACCGCCCGAATCCGTTGTAAGAGCCTTTGAATCTTTGTAAGTGTATGTTATATTATTTGCAAGAGATAGGGGTCTATCTGGAAGTGGAAATAATAATGAGTTAAGTTGTGTATTTTCTAAAATAGTATTTGCAGTTGAAACATTACCATATCGTGAAGTTTCATCAACTTCGGCGTCACCAAATCTTACAGTAGTATTAGTTAAAGCAATTGAATCAATATCTTTTATTTGAAAAGTAACTTCAAAGGTTGAAGCTTCACCAGATGTTGCACCACCAGTTAAATTAGCTGAAAATACTGGCCTATCATCCATATCAGAATCTACTTGAATTATTGCAACGTCTGCGTTTGCTGTATAGGTAATTACATTTCTAGTGTAAGTGGTATTTGATACATCAGTAGTTTGATCTTCTAATAAAATAACACCAGGCGAGTGATCATACAAACCATTTGTTGCTGTATCTTGATTGTGTTCTAAAGCTATACCATAGATACCAGCAAAAGTACTATCTGTACCAACTATTTTATTTAAACTTGGAGTTGTAACTTTAATTGTTGCACCTTCATATAGTCCAGATACTTGTCCAATTTTTGCAAAAGAAGTATTTGTTGAACCTCCACCAGTAAGGTAGTTTGTAGATGAAGTATTACCAAATTTATTAGTACCGATTGTTATTATATCTTTTCTTGTTTCAAATGTAGAAGATGATGAATCACTTGAAAAAATTGGCATGAATCCACTTACCGCAGTATTCGCACCAGATCCAGCATTTATCTCTCTTGGTGTATCAGCGACAGTTCCAGTTTTTGCATTTGCAGTTCTTATGTCATAAAGATAAATTGAATAATCTGATTGTGAATGTGTTACGTTTGAAGTATTACCAGATGCTGCTAAAAAATCTATATCTCTGATTCTCGCAGTACCAATTTTAGTTTGTGAATTTCTTGTGACAAAAGTTGTTCCATAAAGACTATCTGAAGTACCATCACCAGAGACATTTTGAGTGGCAACATTTCCTACATACAAATCTATTATTTGATGTCGTGCGATATCAAAATAACCATTTGCTACTTTGATATTTAATTTATTTCCAAAGGCAGTACTTAAAGAATAGGAATTAACTGTTAATGTATCTCTTCCTTTATCAACAGTAACAAATTTTGTTGAAATACTTTCGTATTCATATCCTTTTACATAAGCTTTTCCTGGCTCAAAACCAGCAGAAAATTTACTTTCAAATTTAATTGTTTGACCAGAAGTACTTGTAACAAGTGTTCCACTTCCACCAGAAAAGTTATTTAGAGTGGCAACTGTAGAATTTGTAACTGATGCAATAGTTGCAGTTTGAGCTGTATTTCCAGAAAGAAATACTACATCACCTGCTTCTAATTCTGTATTAAAACTAGTTCCATCACCAGTAAGTGTAGATGTTGCACTTGAACCAGAATTGGCAGTAGTTCCTGTAATACCTTGATGAGTTGTTAAATCTAAATTGAATGGTGTTAATGTGTAATCACCAGAGGTATCATACGTTCTTCGTGCAAGTGTTTTTTCTAAATCTGAATAAATTGGATAATTTGTTTCTTCAAGTTTTTCACCATCTTGAAGTTTTAATAGTTGATAAAAGTTTTCATCAGCTGAAGCCTCAACTGCATCTGTCGCAGTGTAAGTTTTTGCACTAAGACCTAAAGCAATTTTGTAACGATTGGCACCAGAGGCAGCATAGTTGTACGCACCTTGTGCTGGGTCTAATAAATTACCATCGACTTCAGAAGTTACTATTGACTCTGTAACTTGAAATCCAACTCTGTAAGATGGAGTACTATTAAATTTTTCAAGAATAACAGATTCCGCTTCTTTAAAGACAAAATAACCACCAACAAAAAATACACCAGATTGGCAACTAACAACTGAGGCATTTGTTTGTGCACCAGTAGATATACCAGCAGCACCTGTAGAACTTACTGTGTTTGCTTGAGTTGTCGTACCTTCAACAGTAATAGTTTCACCATCTTGAAAAGTATTATTATTTAAATAATTAACCACCACAACTGGCTGATCTGTGGCTGTAGATCCAGCCGTTGCAACGACCACAGCTCTGGCATTAGATGTTCCACCAGTTACAATTCCATTCGCAAAATTATTGATAGTAATATCACCACCACCAAACTGTGTTTCTAATTGAATGGTCTTTATGTTGTTATCATAATTTAATTCACAACCCAATACAATACTACCATCTTGAAAGGTATGTTTACCATGCCTTTCAACTTGTTTTTGTAGTATCGTTTGTAACTGTGTTACTTCTCTTGCTTGAACTGCAAATCCTGGCCTGAAAAGAATACGATAATACGCATCATCTTGGTTATAATCATCATAATACGGATCAGCGTTAAAATTAGTTGTTAGTGCCATTTATATTTTCCTAAAGAATTAAAATTCGATAATCAACTTAATATCTTCAATTTGGTCTGTTGCTCTTGAGATAGGAGATCTATTTTCTACATAGATGATGTCACCAGAAAATTTTTGCATGTCTCCACCAGTTATGGCTCCAGAACCATTTGCTGTAGCAGAAGCTCCAGAACCACCATTTCCTACTGTATTAGCAGCAATAACTTCTGTGTTTGTGAAAGTACCAAATATTCCATCGAAACCAGCGGTAGTTGAATTACCTGCAGGTATAACATCTGTCATTCTTATAGTATTATTACCAGTAAAATCAACAACTCTTCCTGTGGCCCCTGAGGTTGCTCCTGTGACCAATTCATCAACTGCAAACGCAGTTCCGTTCCAAGAACTAACAACTGCAGCTGTTGCTTGGTCAAGTACAGATGTATTTGCAAAATCTCCATTTGAAAATTTAGGTTGAGCAAGGAGTCCAACTTTACGAAAATCGTTATCGGTAGTAAAGTTGTTAGATTCAGAATATTCAAGTCTTGAATTAATGAGAATAAAAAATCCACCCAATTCTTGTACTGCGTCTGAACCATGACCACCTCTTGGCCCTATAATTGGTGTCAATACTGCAGTAGGACTTGGATTGTAACTGTTTGATTGTGAAGCATTAGAAATAACAGTAATTGATGCATTAGAATAATTATTTCCACCCGAAATAACAGCTGTTGCGTTAATCGCACCAGTAGAGTTTACTGTTGCTCTGACATTTGCACCTTGTCCATCACCAGAAATTACAATCTTAGGCCCGATGGCATAACCATCAGTTGCAGATGGTGCAGTACCAACAGCGGGAGAAAATGTTACAACTTTACTTGTACCATTATAATCTGTAATAGTTCCACCAGTTCCAGAAGCATCTCCACTTGTAAAATAAATATCACTATTTACGATACTATCGTCAGCACTAAGGCTAGTACCAGTAATTGTAACTGTGGTTGTATTTGTAACACTAGAAAGGTTTCCTGTTTCACCAAGATACTGTGATCCTCTAGTAGTAAGATGGACAATTTCTATAGCACCATTACCACCACCAGAAGCAGCAGCTGCTGTTTCAACATCAAACTGTACTTGAGCTGGAGCGTTGTCAAATGTGTTAGCAAGTGTTCCATTTGCTCGTCTTACTTTATCAACTGGAATAAAGTTTGGTGTAACAAATTTTAATGCATCTGAAGCTGCAATTTGATACATAAACTTCCACTTATAACCATCTGTTGTTGAAATAACACTTGTACCAGTTCCAGTTGGTTTAACAGTAGAAGTTGTTGCAACAGATCCAGATGAGTTTGTATCACTATTTGATAAACACTTATATACATTAAAGTCACCTGTCATCACATAAAAATCTTGACTAAAAAGTGTATTAGTGTTATCAGTAAAAGCAAAATAACTGGTATTGTTAGTCCAGTTCTTTCTTGGAATAGCATGTGATACATCTGCAGATGTAATTTTCTTTGCAGCAATCATGTCACGCCAGTTTTCATAGTGAGTATTTGCTACAGAATCAGTTGGACTAGGTGGACTTGCATCATCACTCCATCCAGTTACTTTTCCTATAAAGAGATACATATTTGAATTGAGGAGCCCACTAGAGTCTGTGACTGCTGCCCCAGATGAAAATGACACCTCATCAAACGCTTCTAAAAATTGTTTAGCGTTATGAATGCGAAATTTGTTAGTTACTAAAGCGGCCATTGTTTCCTCCAAAACCTTTTTAAAAAAATTATTCTAAAGCTGTTGAAAAGCTTTTCTAATATATTTAGTCATCAAACAATCTGTTCTGTTCTTGAAACTAATATGGCAGAATCAGATCTTTTGAAAAAATCTGTTGCTGCATCAGAAGAGTCAGTAGTTTGAATTGTCATTGATGTATTGTTAGCTATTGTGTCAATATCAAATCTTCCCATGTCTAGATTCAATAATCTATAATTATCACCAGCTGGTTGATTTTCTACTAATATAGCATCACTGCTATCTAAAACTATTTTATGTTCTGAAACTTGAAAGACATCTTCAAGCATCATTTGTCCTCCTTCTTCACTTAATACATAATTAAAAATTTCAGTTTCGCTGTCTTCTAGTAGAAGTGCGTCACTTAATTCTTTCATGAGAACATTATCATCTTGAGTTGTTTCATTACCTTCATGATCTTCAGTTGATATAAAACCACCTGTGTCATCTTCATTTAATACTTTACTATGAGCAATACCTAAAGAAACATTTTGAGTAGAATCCTCAAAAGCAATATATCCACCAATTGAATCTTCAGCTAAAATTCTTTCTCCATCTTCATATATAATATCATTTCCAACGATATCAGTAAATGCCGCAATAGATAATGTAAATGTTCCAAGACCATCTGAGTCTTCACCTCTAGTATATCCATGATTGACATCACCTTCTCCATTAAAAATTAGATCAATTCTAACACGTTCAGTTGTTGGATCAAGACTGAAAGCTTCCATTATTAAAACTGAGTCAGTATCTGCTGGAGTATCATCAAGTGCGTATTCAACTTTATAGTTTTCTGGTGAACTTATTGTTCTAGAATCTTCAACTGTTATTTCATTAAGATTGTCAGATACAGCTGTAATAACTGTTGAATCTTGTCCATTTTGATAATAAAATCTTCCACCATTTATAACAGCTGAAGGAAATGAACCACCAGATACAGTTATAGTTGTTCCAGTTTGAGTAACAGTTCCTACATTATAATATTTAAAGAAAAAATTCTCCAAAACAAAATGACTTGAGCCATCAGACTCATCCGCAATTAAATCTCCATTTTCAGCTTCAATAACTACATTTTCTGATTTATGTGTTGCAGCTTCTAATAATATATTGTCATCTATAGTTATAGAGTTATCACCCTCATCTCCAAATCCAAGAAATGGAACAAATTGCCCTATAATAAAATCTTCTTGAACTACATTATCTAATGTAAAATCTTCTAATTTAATTTGATCAACTGCTTCTTGAAGAATACCCTCTTCTTCTAAAATTAAATCATGTAGTCCAACCCCTACAAGTCTAGCGGGAGCTGGAATTAGTGTGTGTATATCTTCTTCTGTAAAAATTTTACTTCCATCTTCTTGTTGAAGAAGACCAAAAACATCGGGATCATCACTTTCTAAAATAATTGCATTTTCTTCTGGTGTAGAGGTTTCCAATTCAATAACACCAACTCTAGTTGTAGTTCCAACTTCATCAGTCTGAAATTCATTGAGTATAGTTCCTACCGCATCCTCTAAAATACTAGTTCCACCATCTTCAAATATAATTTTGTTGAAAGTTGGAAATTTTTCAAGAACTATAAGATTATTAAAATCAAATTCAAATTGAGTAGCAGTTCCAGTTGCAGTTACTCCCCTTTCATAAGTTTCAGCTATAAGATTGTCTGGTTGACTACTTGTACTTGCTTCAGAAACATAAGATCTTCCATCCTCTGTTGTTAACTCAAATTCACCAGATAATTCAGAAAGAGCAACAGATCCGTATGTCCTACTTCCAAAACCTCTAGTTAAGAAACTGCCCTCATTAAGAGTATCACCAGTATTTAAAGTTGAAACTGTAGGTCTAACCGATGCAGCGATACTGGGCAGTGCCACTTGAAATTTATTTTTTTCGTCAATTTCTAAAAGAAGTTTTTCTTCATCTTCAAGTATAATTTCACCTTCTGCACTAGTACCAGCTTCTAATGTGATACCCGAACTTTCTTCATTTATGAGAAATCCATTATCATGACTTCCATGTACATTTTCAAGTTGTATGAGCATTTCTCCATCAGAAACTATTTTAATTTCTCCTATACCATCTACTTCTTCAGTCATAGAAGATTCTGTGGCAATAAATACTGGATTTGTACCATCAGATTCTTCTAATAATATAAAGTCATACTGATAACCTACAGATGTTGGATCTTGCTTTTCGTATAAAATAGCACCACCATCTTCATCAAGAAGACTACCACCATCATTTTCTAATCTTACATTTTGTATATCATCAATTTCAACTACTATTCTACTAGTAAAACTAAGGTCTAATAGTGCGGAACCAGAATCAGATAGTGGAAAAAGAAGCATCGGTAACAAGAAACCAGTTCCAGAATCATAAGACTCACCTTTAAAATTTGTATCAGTAATAAATTCTTCTATCTCAAGTATAATGGTATCTGCAGTATCATCTGTAATAATAACAAATTGATCATTTGGATCTTCACTTTGAATATTTTGATAAATTGTTGTTGGTTCTTCTAACAGATATGCTCTAGCATCTGCATCATCATTTTCAAAAAGAAAAAATGAAGGGGTATTATCTGTATTTGAATCATTCTCTTCAAATAAAATAGCATCATTATTTTCTTGTATAAGAAATCCTACATCTGTGAGAGAGGGGAGAGTATGAGATTCTAGTTGAAGTTGATATTGTTCTTCTTGTACTAGATCACTATCAAAATTTTCCATTTGAAAATGTGAAGCTTCATCTTCATTACGAATTCTAACTGTTGCAGCTGTTCCCTGTATTTCAAGAAGAACAACATCTTTTTCATTTTCATATAAGATATCACCATCTTCAGTCTCTAATCTTAAAGTTTGATTTAAATCTGTATCTTCATCAAGAACAAAATGTGAAATGCTATCTTCTCTAACTTGAGAATCACCCCCTTCAGCTTGTTCCAATTCCATGTACACAGTTTCAAAAGTACCACCTAATGGAATTTCTAATCCTATTGGGCGGTCTGATTCATCAATTAGTTGTCTTTCAAGTAATACAAAAGCACCATCTTCTTGTATAAGATTTCCTACTTTTTCAGTAGATGTAAAAAGACCTTCTTGTTTTATTTTAAATCCTTGTGAAAATTCACCCGCTTCGTCTTCTTGAACTAAAAAACTACCATCTTCAAGTATAAGAAAAGTGCCTAAAAATTCATCTATTTGTAAAGTAAATGAACTTAAAACATCAACGAGTATATTATCGCCGTCTTCAGTAGTAACCCTTCCAAGTTCTGGTTCAAAAAATTCAAATATTATTGGTGAAGAACCATCATTTTCTTCATTTAATAAAACACCCTCATGAGAAATATTGTCATTACTTGTTGTACCATCTTCTAAAAGAAGTATGTCTCCATTGTCATTTGTAGCATCTTCTAACCTTGTACGAGACAACATATCTTCAGTAAGTAAGAAGTCAGCTGTTTCCTCTATTAGTTTGTCTCCAACTCCACCACGAATATCTTGTTCAAGTAATATGTCACCAGTATTTTCAAACGCAAGAAAAAAACCAGCTTCTTCTAGAGTAATTACATCACTGCCATGTTCTAACTGTAAATCAAAATCAGTACTAGATCCTGTTGTGTCAAGTCTTGCATCATTTTCTGGGCCAGCAAAAATTCCAGAAGAAAATGATTTAAACTCAAAACTAGATTCAACCTCAATTTGATTGTTGGTTGAAACTGTATTTGAGGTGTAAAGTTCAACTTCATGAAAGTTATAAAGTGAAGCATTCTCTGTATTTGCAACTAGTGCGGTATTTGCCTGAGTAGAATTTATGTTCCTTGTTGCATTATCAAATAATTGAACAGACAAATTAGCAGATAATAAAATTTCACCAAATAAAGCCATCCCAGCTGGATGCACTAATTCTAATATTTTGTCTCTATAAGTTTCAACATCTTGATCTGTTTTAACAACGTATGAAAAATCTTGATAATAAAAATTATCTTGCATTTTATTTGTTGCACTCAACAGTCCATAGTTACCATTGAAGTATCCAGCGTATTCTGCGTAAACACCAACATTACCTGTCAATGTTGCAGAACCATCTCCAACAGCTGAAGCATTAATTGTTGGAGCCGAAGCATATCCAGCACCAAAGTTATAAACTAAAACAGATTCAATTGCACCAACAGCAAGTGCGGCGACTTGAATAACTGCATTGTTGCCAGGTATTCCAGTATTTGCAAATGTACTGTTTGCTTCATCTATTCCACTTTCAACTATAATAGATCCATTACTTGTAGAAGTACTATAGTCATCCTCACTAGTTCCTACTCCGTTTTCAAAAGAAAGTTGTGTAGTAGTGGAATCTTCCGAAAGTATTAAATCAGCTAATACATTTGCTGTAACAATTTTTCTAACATTTAATGAAGTCTCGCTATCATCAGTAGGATCACTCGCGAGAGTTACAGTATAAGTAGAGGAATTTGTAATTCCTGAGATTGTATGATTATTATTGTATACTGTATTATCTGTTGCAGATTCTGAACCAGTAATTACAATTCTATCTCCCGCACCAAATCCATGATCCGCTTGAGTAAATGTAGCAGTAGTACCAGATGTAGAAATATTTGCAGTTCTAAAATCACCAATTCCGATTGGACTACTATCAGCTCTACTATAAGCAGTAAGAATATCATTTGAGCTAAACGTGTTAGCACTTGTCATTTGAATTCTTAAAGTAGTATTCCCCGAATCAACTAAAGTATTTAAAGTAGAATCAACAAAGTCAAGAACGATACCAAAAGCATTATTTGAAGCATTCTTGACTAAAGTATTTGCTGTAAATGTATTCGCAATAGTATTTGCAAGATTAACAAATATAGAATTTGCACCAACTTTTTCTGGTGCATTACCATAAGAAGCTATCTCAGTATTTGCTACAGAAACAGGCGGGACTGTTTCATATCCTTGACCAGAAGATAATATTTGAACTGAACGAACACCACCGATTGAAGATTCCTGCATTGTAAATGAACCATGATAAGTGGAATCTGTATTTGCAGCGGGAGTTCCATTGATATCAAAAGTTGCACCAGTTGCACGAAATGTGGCATTGTATGCATTGGCTGTGTGTGCGCTTCCATCTTCATCTTTGGAGAGATCAAAAATAGTTACTTCATCATTATTTACAAAATTGGTTAGAGTTGGATCTGAATTGTGAGCTGTGGTATAATCAATTGAACCCAATGCATAAGTAATTGAAGTAGAATTTGTGCTTACAACTGTTCCAAACTTTGAAGTGCCGGGAGTGTATAAAGTAATACTTTCACCACTTCCAAACTTGGCAATAAAATCTCCTTGTTTTGGAGTAGTACCAGAAAGACCATCAAATGGTACAGTAAAGGTGGTGGTAGAATTTGATGATAAGTGAGTGTTTACTGTAAATGATGACCAAGGTGAAGAAAATGCAGAAGCATCCAATGTATCATCTTTAAATGTACTAATGACTTCGGTTTGTGTAAATACATTTACTGTCTTAACGATACTATCAACTCTAGCAGTACCACCAGTACCACCAGTTCCATCATTAACAAATGTAACTACATCACCTACAGTATAACCATCACCAGAATCTACTACAGTAATTCCAGTAAGTGCAGCTGCAGCTATAGAACTGACTTTAGCTTTTGCTCCTACACCACCCCCACCAGTAACTTGTAGTTCATCACCCTTTGTATAACCAGATCCACCAAATACTATATTAACACTCTGTAAAACTCCACTTGTGGTTGCTGTTGCAAAATTTCCATCAGAATCTGCACTATTAGCAGTTATAGTTTCACCCAAATAAAATGTAGTATAGTTGGCATTTTCAGTTGCTTGATAAGAAGAGTTATTAGCATCAAATCCAGATAAAAATAATTCGGTAATATCAAGTGCACCGACTTGATATCTTTCAATTCGTTCTACAAGAGCAGAAACATTAGATGTTCCACCTACAATTCTTCTACCGAGAAAGGAATCCACATAACTTGCAGAGTCTGTAAGAATTTTGACTGATTTATCAAGAGTCCATCTTCCATCAGAAAGACGTAAAATATCATTACTAGGATAATAAAACTCAACATCTTCTATACCAAAAAGTAATCTGAAAATATAACGAAAAGAATTTTCATTACCTTTAGCACGATAAAAATCTTTTATATGTTTAAGTAAATTAGCTGTATTAATATCAGCATTTTTACTAAATCCATTTAAAAATTCTTTTCTAAAAAGTTCAACAAAACCAGCTGGAGCTTTATCTATATCTTGGAAAGATTTTACATTTCTAGACGCATTTATTGGTTGTCTAGAATATGAACTTACATTAGCGGTGGCTCTTGAAGTTTTACCTTTAATGCTTTCACCTACTTGAAAAGCACCATTATTGGTTTCTTCAATATACGCTTGAGTATTTGAATATTTTCCTTTAACGATACCAGTAGCACCAGAATTTGCTCCAAGAATTATTTCACCACTTAAAAATTGATCACCCTGTCTTTTATCATTCTCAATAGTAACATAGTCTGTAGAAGTATTTGCAGAATCAGTATTTCCATTTTCTTGAGAAATATAAGATGTAACATTAGATACTGTAATACTTCCACCCATTCCAGAGTGATTATTACAGTAATAGTAGAGAGTTTCACCAGCAAGATCTGGTGAAACATAAAAAGCTATAGTAGCAGATGCTTCAAGACCTATTTCTCTATCTGGTGTTGTTTCAAAACCAATTTCTACATCATCTTCATAAAGTAAAATTCCAGTACCATCTTCAAGTGTAAGATTGTCTAAAGTGGTAGCAGAATCTAGATAATCCTCATAAAGTAAAATTCCAGTATTATCTTCAAGTGTAATATTATCGTAGTCTCCAGGCTCACCATCAAAAGTAAAAAGTACATCTCCCCTGTCATCAGTAGTAAATTGTAAACCTCCTGCAGTATGGATACCATTTGGTGTTTTTGATATATGAAAGTAATGAGTAATATTGGTATCATCACTTTGATCAAAAATTGCGTGTGCGCCGGGAGTAAGAGTTATGGTTGGAGAAACTGCACCATCAACATAAAATTTATTTGCACTATTACTATATGCGTTATTACCAGTAGCAACAGTTATAGTAAATGTAGTGTTTGCCTTTTCTTGTAAAAGGGCATCTTCATTGAGGTCTAAATCTGTAAAGGTAATAAGATTTAGTTCAAGAAACTCATAGTATTTTTCTATAAATTTAGAAAATTTTGCATGGTCAGTTTGAACAAACTGAGGAAGTTGAGAATCTATCTGACTATGAATAAGTCCACCATCTGTTAACATTAGTAGCTGCTCCCAGAGCCACCACTACCAGAAGTACCTCCAGCGGTTGCACCGCTAGTGGCAGATGAAGTAGAACCAGAAGTAGTACTTGTTCCTGTTCCAAAAGTGTCAACCATTGATACTGTAATATTATTATTAGTAATAAGTAAGATTTGATCTCTAACAGGAGTAACATCACTTGAAGCTAACGCGACAGTTATTGATAAATTGGCAGTACCATCTCCAATTGAAACCGGCTTGAATCCAGCAAGTGAAACCAGGCCTGATCCATAGGTAACAGTACCAACATTATTTGCAACAATTGATCTAGTATCTCCTGTTGTACGATAAACTTGTAGTACTCCATTTGAGTCTTGTATATTACATCCTGTTCGTAAAATATCATCAGCATCAAAATGAGAAAATTCCGTACTAGTAACAGAATCTACATAATCGGGGTAAGGATGAAAAATTTCATTTGAAAATGGTAAAGTATAAGAACTAGATACGTTAAGACTAGGAACAATTACTCTCCTTAACTTAACTGTAGAAAGACTACTTTCAATTGCAGTTTCGGACTCATCAATTTTTTTGATTAAAGGTGAATATCTAAATTCATTTGCAAAACCTTTAAGATTGTCCACACCATAATTATAAACAGTATTAGAAACTAAGTCTGCTATGGTGGCTGCTGTATTTGAAGTTTTAGAAGAATCGTACTTAACAGTACTATTAAAAGTCAAATACAAGTAATCTGGATCTTGAATTTCAGTTGAGATAGAAACTACATTTCTTTTTGCTAAAATATCATTCTTGATAGAATTTTTTACAGTAGACGATAATTGTAATCCACTAGCTGGTTTTATAGACAAATAAACCTTACCATAAACTGGTGGATCATTATCTTCTCCACCCCAAGCAATAACAGATTCTGCATCTGTATAATCTCTTTGAACTAATCTAATATAGTCATTAAGTGTTACTGCACGATTTTGAGCTTGGTAATTTCTTGGTGCATTAAATTTTATATCACTAATTGAATCTCTGTCCGCTCCACCAGAAGCAGCGGATACTGTTGTTACTGTAACATTTGAATATCCTCCGACTGTACTTGTGGGGGTAAATGTTCTTGCACCATTTGGAGCAGTTGCATCAGCTATTAAAGACTTCAAAATTATAATATTTCCACTTGTTAAAGCTCTTCCAGTTGTACCATCACCAAAATAAACTCTATATCTACTATCTGTGTCTTCTTCTAAAAAGTATACATTGGCTGTAGAGTTTATTGTAGTTGTATCATTTGCAACTGAATAAGTATACAAATTTGAACTAGTTGTAGAAGTTTGTATTTGTACTGTAAGTGAACTTGTATCTGTATTAGCATTAGGTAAAATAAATCTTTGATCTGGATCTGAAACATTTGCACTGTATCTATGTGTTAAAGTAATACCTTGCTGTAACTCTACATTAGCTGTTGTATATACACCATTTGAATTAACATTCAAAGTGGTGGAATTAGATGTAGAAAATGTATAAGAAATACCATTTACTACAGCATTAAATTGTGTATCTTTTTCAATAACAATTGTAGAAGGAGTGTTTGCAGGAGTAATAGTTAAATCAACATACGCTTTGGCACCTCTAACAGAAGTAGGAGTGTAACCCAAATGTTTGGCTCTTGAAACCACAGAATTGCGAAGAGATGCTGTATCAAGGAACATCTCATTTACAATCATGTTCAAATAGAATGCATTGTAATGAGTATTGTAAGCCAAAAGATCCATGAGAACAGACATTGCTGAACCATCAAAATTATAATCAGCTAACTCATTTTGATCACCTAAAAAATTTTTAAGATTTGATTTAATAGCATCAAAATCTAATTCAGATACTTTAAGTTTGGAAGCTACATCGCTCATCTGTTATCTCTCTCTGTTTAAGAATACATCTACTTGTTCTGTGTCTAAAGAATTATTAATACTAAATTTTATAGCAACTCTATAACGATTATATTCTTCTTCTGAAATAACTGTTATATCTATGACAGAAGCTCTTTTTTCCCAAGCGTCAATTGCGTCTGCACATGCGTCTGACAATCTTTGTTCAGTAAGAGGTGTCATTGGTTCAAATAATATATTTTTAATTCCCGAACCAACTTCTGGTTGGAATAATCTTTCAAACTCTGCTGTCAATAATATATTTTTAATTCCTCTCTTTACAGAAACCGCATCCTTTACTGTTGCAACATCTCCTGTTTGTGGATTTGC